TAGGATTATCAGCTAACCATTGTTTAGCATCTTCTTCAAACTGGGTTACTAAACCTTGGTTTAATACTGTTGATACGCCTATAGTTTTTGAAGTTGTTTGTATTCTATTTGATAAATCACTTTCATACGCTTTAAATAATCTATGTTCTAATAAACCATCTTTTTTAGTTGCTTCATTTATAGCAATAACATTTTTAAATTTAACAAATTCTTTTTCAGTAAATTGTTGTTGATTATCTATTAAATATTCTTGTGCTTTAAGATATTCATTTCTTTTTATTATATCTAATAATTCAGTTTTTGTTTCACCATTAGTTTTTTCTGCGTAACCTGAAAAATGATTTGCATATATTTTCTCAGCATTTTTCTTTCCTGTTGCTGATAGTTTTTTATATGTATCACTTTTTCTAAAATCCTCTATATTGTCAAACGTATCGAGACTATCGTAGGTAATGTTGCTTTCTCTAAAAACTTTTTGTTTTGCTCTACTATTTTGAACTGTTTCTCTTTTGTCTTGTCTTTCGTCTACAGCGTCTTTGATTGCATTAAAATCATTTTCTAATGCTTTTACATTAAATAAAACATCAGTTCCTATTTTAATATTTTTTGGAAGTTCTCTAACTAAACGTGATGCACCTTCAAAATCACTTGTTGTGGTAGCATACTCTTTTAAACTATCTAGCAACAATTTTCTTGTGGTCAGTTTACCTGAACCATTTTTAACTGCATCTAAAATGAAAGCGGATATTTCTGCACCTTTTTCTTCTATAGGTTTATCGCTAGTAAAAATTAATTGTAAATTTTCTTTAAATCTTAATTCAAACTCTGCACCTACTTTAGCTAATTGTGTTTGTGCATGAGCCTGACCTAAATCATTTTTAGTACCTGACGTTTTAGAGAAGAAACCTTTGTTTAATTTAACTGGGTCATAGACACCTAGTTGATTTTCATTAATAAAATTTTTTAATTCATTTTTGTAAAAGGCATCAAAACTACCAATTGTATTGTTATCAGCTACTTGTTTTCTTGCATACTCTTGAAAAACTTTTTGTTTAAATTCTTGTGCTTTTGAATTTAAATATAATTCTTGTGCTTTTTCTATATAGTAAGGGTTTGCTTCTTTAGGTATTTCACCTTCTTCAACTTTTTTTCTAAAATTGTCTCTATTTGTTTCATAATCTTTTATAGCTTTTGCTTCATTAACATTCTTTTTTTTGACTTCCTGCATGATACCTATGTCAGATAAACCACCTCTAACAAAAGCGTCTAAAGATTTAGTAAAGTTTTTAACAGCAGGGTCTTGTTGTGTAGGTTCAGGTGTATAAAATAAATTAAAGTCTGAAGATAAAACCTGTGTTAATTCAGGTGTTAAATTAAGATTTGGTACTGTTCGTTTTTTTGCCATTATCTATCTGCATCAGGTGAAGGGTTAGGATATTGTGTAGGGTTAGGGTCTAAACCTAGTTTTTGTTTCTTTGCTCTTTGTGTTGTGTAAACATCAGCTACATTCAAAGCTGATGACAAGAATAACAATTCAGGATTTGGTGGTTGAACATAAGTAGACTGTGCTTCTTGTCCAAATTGAATTGCTTCCATGTTTCTCTCAAACTGTGAAATATTTATATCTAAGTTGTTAGCTAAAGAAGTTTTGTAGTTACCTTCTGTTCTATAGTAATCTGCTAATAAACCTACGATAGAACCTGCTTCTGCAACGCCACCTTCACCTGCACTAAGACGAAACTCACTACGAGCTTTTCTTGCTTTTAATTTAGCTTCAAAACCTTTGTCTTTTGTTTGTTCTATTTTTTGTCTAATTTTTAATTGTTCACTTGCATATCTTCTTATTGCATTGTTCTTTGCAATTTCGTTTTGCCTTTTTTGTGCAATAAAATTAGCTTCCTGTTGTGCCTTTCCAGTTTGATACTGGAGACCTGCACTAGCCACTGCTACTGCTGTTACTGGGTCGCACATATTTTTATAAATTCATAAAATGGTTTTTGTAAAACTCCATAAGGAACTTTTTGTAGAAACGTAAACCCACACCATTTTAACCAACGTATGTGTAAGTCATTTCTACAATCTACATAGTTCCAAAGTTTTGGATATTTCTTGTTTAAAAAATTAATTACTTTTCTACTTTCTCTTAGGAAAGAAAAACGTATTCTGTAAATGTCATCAGAAGCTAATAACCATATAGCTCCTTCTTTACCAACACCAAACATTCCTACTGGAACATCTTTAGTATCGACTATTGTAAAGCACACCTCTGATTGAAAGAAACCTCTCAACAAAGCATGATAAGGTAATTGACCACTGTTTGCTAAAATTTCTTGTTTATCAGCTTTTCGTAATCTTGTGTGTAGATATTCTACATCAGTAAATTTACTTTCTCTAAAACCGTTAAACTCTTTGACTTGCAGTGACATAATATCCTTGCCAACTAGCGTTAATAAAGTTTGATGGTAAATGACTGTCGTTTTTAATTGTAACAGTTAGTTTGTCATTTTCAGATTGCACAGCAAAAGTGTAATCTCCATCTTCTAAATTAACAGTACCTAGTAGACCTGAACCTGTAATCGTTCCTGTAAATGTAGTTGTTGATGTGTCTCTACCTACAGGAATAACTTCTGTAGTAAAAAAGCCTGTATCATTGAAACTTACATTCCAGTTTCTAATTTGTAGTCTTCCTTCTTTTACTGATATTCTTGAACCTTGTGTGTCAGCAGTTTGTATAAACTGTTGTGAGAAGGTAAACTTAAATTCGTATTGTTCACCAATAAAATAATTTTGTGCAGTAATATCTCCAGTGACAACTATATCTGTACCTGATTGTGATACAGTTGTAATCTCTTGTCCTGCTTTATTAGATGCACCACTTTTACCTACAACCTTCATAGTATTGTTTATTGTGTATGGAAGTGTAATTGTAGTTTGGTTTGTACCTGAATTATAATTTTCTGTAATCTGTGTGTTATTAAGTTTTCTATCTAAGTGTGTTAGATAAGTTTCACCTGTATCTACTTTTGCAGGAGATACATCTATCTTTTCTAAGTAAACACCATCTGCTCTTTGGTTTACAATAAATAATTCGTTTTCTATAAAATCAATGTTTAGAATATTATCTGTTGAAGTTGTGCCATAAGTCCACTTACTCCATGCACTTTGTAGTCTTCGGCCTTGTGAGATATAATATTGATAAATATATAATGCGTTACTTTCGTCAGAACTTAATGCTACGAATATATTTTCAGTAGTAGCACTAGTAAGTTTAAAGACGTTAGAAGGAACAAACTTAGGCACATTAGCAGTAATGTCGTCAGCTTGTTTTGTATCTGTGTCAGACGCAATGAAAAATTCTCTAAATCCTGTAAAATTACCTTTAGGGAAAGCAAAGAAGACGTTAGAACCTGCTCCGATAGGTTTGACGTCTTTGTCGTTTTCAAATTCTGTTGTGACATCTATTCTTACATTCTCCGAAGTTAAAGTGTTTCCACCAGTTAATATAAATTGTGTTTGGTCTGAAAATAAAAGTAATTCTTCATCAAACGAAATAGCATGACGTAAAATAGAAACTTTAGTATGTGTACCTGCAACATCTATAGGGTCAGTTGCTAAGGTTTGCGTTATAGTTTCAGGAAAGAAATTAAAGAACTCTCCTGCTCTACTAAAGATTACATTTTCATCTGCTAAAAAACCAAGTCTGTTTCTATGAAAGAAAACATCATTTAGTTTTCTACCTATAAAACTTGGGTTAGGAACTGTTTCTAAATCACCTACTAATCTTTGTCCAAAAGCAGGAACGGTATAATCTGTTCCACTAATTGTATATGTTGAACCATCTACTTGTGTAAATCTAAAATTACCGTCAGCAGTTCTAATTAGAACGTGTGGCATGGTAGTTTCATCAATTGTAGTCTGTGTGTCTGGTGCTACTGTTTCTTCCCATAACTGGTCAGCTTCAACAAATTTTACATAAAAATTATCAAAAGTATTTCCTGCTTCTCCTGTTATTTCTACAACTTGGTTATTAATTGCAGGTACAGGTAAATCAGAAAACTTTTGTACTTTATCTTTTACAATCTGTGACGCATCATCACCAAAACCATCAGACGCACTTACGGTTAGAGTACCACTAGCTTTTACAATAGAAAAACTAGAGTTACCTATTTTTGTTAAAGTTATTCCTGAAGGTGAAACAATAGCACTAAATAAACCATCACGTAT